TTGCATTTTAACACGCCATAAATGTGCCCACCAGGTCGGACTAAAAGCCTCGGCAGCTCGACTGGTATCGGACACAACATAATATCTTTTTAGTGCAACTGGTAAAGTTTCATCCAATGGGTTGTAATCTTTTAAATGTTGTAGTTCTAATACATCGCCATTCATTATTTTTCGACCAATCATGTCTATCATGTCGTTTAAATGAAAGGTCATATATAGAGTGGTGCTACTTAAAAACAATCCGAATTGAGTTAGTTCAAAGTCCGAATCGGTGACTGTATAGATACCTCTCATGTTATATATGCTGGTATCATACTTTCGATCCCTATTTTCTAAAAATAGCAAGTCTTGTATATTAGTTGCACTTTGATTAATATAGCCAGGATTTTCGGCTGAAGAACTAAACTTAATTGTAGTACCGGATTGTATTGCTACTGAAGTTGATTGTGATAGTAAAAGTGTAGTTGCAGTCTTAGTGGTTATTTTAGTTCCGGCTGGTATGTTATTACCGTAAACAAAGTCTCCTGGTTTTACAGCACCGGTATTAGCAAAGGTCAATGTTGTTCCTGGTGCCCCTTGATTTACTGTGGTAGTTAATGATAATGCTTGATCGTTTGGCCCTAAATATTTGTGGAGATTAATCCCTGTGCCGCCAACAACAAACATTTCTGATATTTGTTGATCTAAATACCGATAGTCATTGCTGTGTCGGCCATCTTTCCAAAGTGATAATCTAGGCAAGGTAGTTCTCCGTGATTAAATATTTATCCATAACAGACGCGGTTGACCTAGTTCGAATAATAGTGTACAATTGTGTTTTGCCTGGTAATTTTGGAGTAAAATATGGCTCGTATTAATCTCGCACGTAAAGAATCTGCCCCTAAACGTGGTCCAAAACTCACAAGTTCGTTGAGCCCAGACGAAAAATATATCGGCGCAGAACCCGAGTGGGATACTGAACGAGCTATGACAATGTCCGATGAGGATTTTGAACATCATCTTCGGCGCAGTTTTCGCTGGTACAATTACATGTTCGCTAGCAAAGAACTAAAGAAATATGTAGTCGAATGGCTACAGGCCAACGCCAAGTTTAATGCACGTGAGATCAGTATCTTTGTAAAAAGCAGCGATCAATTCTGCCCTATTACCATTTGCAGTTTGGTCATGGCACACCGTCGTGGTATGCCAATGAAACAAAAATATGCTGATCACATCATCCGAGTTGTCCAAAAAATCGTCGATGAAAATCAGGATCTTGTACAGCCCGAGCCCACCGCCGCTAAACGTCCCGAAGTTAAGATAACCATTGCAGACCGTGTGGCAGAAAAAACTGCCGAATATATCGGCGAAGTTGAAGGTATGCTAGATGAATATATCTTTGACAAAAAAGAGTTTAATCTCTATAACTGGCTTAAAGAAAAGAACGTCCCGCAAGGATCTATTGTTAAATTTCGCCAAGCACTAGCACGACAGCAATTAGAATTTGCCGAAGCACTTGAGGGCAATGATGCACAGCTCAAAGAAGCCTATCGCGGATTTAACAAAACTCGTCTAAAGCAAATTGTTGCATTTTACGAGAAACTTTGGCAAGATCTTGACAGCTATGCTCAAAGCAAAAAAGTTGCACGTAAAGTTCGTGTAAAGAAAAGCCCAACCAAAGATAAGATTGTTGCCAAACTTAAATACCGCAAGGAAGATCGCGAGCTCAAACTTACTAGTATTAATCCCGTCGACATCGTTGGAGCTCAACGACTTTGGGTGTATAACACTAAATCACGCAAGTTGTATCGCTATCAAGCCGACGAATTGGCTGCTACACTAACAGTCAGAGGTACCACTATTGTGGGCTATGACGAAGCGAAAAGTGTGGGTAAAACAATTCGTAAACCTGCTGAAGTGTTGGCTAAGTTTATGAAAGCCAGTAAGGTACAATTGCGTAAGTTCCTTGAGGACATCAACGCAGTGGAATCTCGTGCCAATGGGCGTATCAACGAAGACATTATCCTATTGAAGGTTGAATGAGTAAGTATGAAGTACGTGCCGCGGCCATTAAAGCCGCAGCCGATGCCATGGGATGGAGTGTGCGTTGGACACGGCAAGGATCGAGAATATATCTACATGTTAGTATAGGCGATTGGCATCCAGGCACAGGTGGGTTTATCACAGTGACCAATTGGGTACAAGAATGGTATCCTGGATCTATAATGACAAGTTGGAATAGTCGTGGCGGGACTTACGTTATTTGTGATATTTGGGCTGCATTAAAATCTTAGTCAATGGCAGATAAATAATTAAAAAGGCAATTGTATGGCTAATGATATAACCGAACAACTCGAAAGCGTCAATGCATTAAAAAATCAAATTTATGATTATATTCGTCTGAGATTAGGTGATCAAATCATTGATATCGAAGCCGACAAAGAGCATTACGAAATGGCTGTCAAACAGGCTCTTATCAAATATCGTCAGCGTAGCAGTAATAGCCAAGAAGAAAGTTATGCCTTTCTAAGTTTAACTAAAGAAACACAAGAATACATTCTTCCTAATGAAGTTATATCTGTGAGACAGATTTTTCGGCGTGGTATTGGGTCAGTCACCGGAACAACTGCTAGCCAATTTGAGCCATTTGCATCCGGATATTTAAACACTTATATGTTAGTTGCAGGTCGTGTAGGTGGTTTAGCTAACTATGAATTGTTCACGCAGTATCAGGAATTAGCCATGCGTATGTTTGGTGGCCATATGAATTTTACATTCAATCATGTGACAAAAAAACTGACTATAGTAAGAAAAATACCAGATAATGGAGAAAGTGTCTTGCTATGGCTTTATAATTATAAGCCTGATCAAATTTTACTATCTGACCATATGTCGTTTCCTTGGCTACAAGAATATGCTTATGCATTGGTCAAGTATACCATTGGTGAAGCTCGGGAAAAATTTTCTAGTATTGCAGGCCCACAGGGCGGAACAACATTAAACGGAACTGCTCTTAAGTCAGAGGCCAAAGAACTTCTTGACAAACTAGAGCTAGATCTCATAAATTACGTAGATGGCTCCATGCCCTATTCACTGATTATAGGATAACATTTGTTGTGGGATAAGATAAATAAAAGTATGAAAGAACTACTTTTAGAAATTATCAACAAAGACAATAGTTATAATAAATCTGCGACAAGATATTTGTACAAAACTGATCCGAATCTATGGAAAAAGATTGTTGAAGCCACGGCATTTTTGCCAGATTCTGCAATGCCAAAACAAAGAATTTGGCATATAATAAACGATATCTATGAAATTCCAGTTTGTCCCATAACCGGGCAAAAAGTTAAATGGGTCGAAAATAGATATTTAAAAACACTTAACCGTGCAGCTAAAAGAAAATTACAACATCAAAGGGGAGATTTGAAAAACTGTTATACCCCAGAAATTAATGAAAAACGTAGACAAGGAAATTTACTTGCAGTTGCTAATGGCAGAAAATATAGATCTAATGTTGTATCTGCTGAGGAAAAAGAAAAAAGAAAGCAAACTTTTATCGAAAAATACGGGGTCGACAATCCTAGTAAACATTTGGATGTTCGAAAAAAAATTTCAGAAGCAAGTATTAAAGCAGGAGCGACTCCAATTCATTTAAGAAGTTTGCGAAAAATTTACTACGATCGAGTAAAATATTTTACAGAACAAAGTTGGACACATTATTTCAATAAAATTAATCCAACACGGTTAAACAGAAGCGAAGTAGATGTAGACCATATCTATAGTATACAGCAAGGATTTAGGAATAATATTCCTCCTTACATTATCGGGCATTGGACCAATTTAAGAATGTTAGATAAAGCACAAAATTATTCAAAAGGTATGCGTTGCGACAAAACTAAAGAAGAATTGTTTGAAGATTTTTTTAGCTCAATTGATGAATAATTTAATCTTGACATTGTGCATTAAATTTTGTTAAAGTATTTTGCAAGGTAAATTATTTTATGATTATTACAGTAAGCGGTTGGATCGGTTCCGGAAAGGATACCGTGAGTGAGTATCTGCAATCAAATTACAATTTCTCTCAAATAAGTTTTGCCGGAGCACTTAAAGATGCTATTTCGGCAGTATTTGGATGGGACAGAGAAATGTTAGAGGGCAGAACACCTGAAAGTCGTAAATGGAGAGAACAGGTAGATACTTGGTGGGCCGAAAGATTGTGCATACCTCATCTCACTCCTCGATGGATATTACAATATTGGGGCACTGAAGTGTGCCGGCAAGGCTTTCATGATGATATTTGGATAGCCAGTCTAGAACATCGTCTTGTAAACAATTCTAATAATGTAGTGATTTCTGATGCAAGATTTCCTAACGAATTAGCCACAGTTAGAAAAATTGGCGGCAAATCTTTTAGAGTCACTAGAGGGAATAATCCAGACTGGTATGATCTTGCAATACAGGCCAATCGCGGTGATGTACATGCAAGAGAAAATTTAAATAGTCGTATTCATTCTTCGGAATGGTCTTGGATTGGTTATGACTTTGATGCAGTGATAGATAATAATGGATCATTGATTGATCTGTACAACCAAGTTGACGGATTGATTAAAAATCAGATTTAAGATCGTTGTCGTTCCAGATTAACCGTTTTTTAACCAGTTCTATTCGGCAGTTAGAACACACTGATCTAAGATTAGACCAACTATTATTTTGCTCATTGTTATCAATGTACCATACTGATATTTGTTCTGATACACGGCTACGAAAGTTGCATTTTTCGCATCTATCCTTTTTTTGATAGCCCGATCTGATCCATGTCGGAATAGGATCTTTGGGCTGTTGATGATTTCTTATACATCGATCACAGCGTGATCGGTAATAAGTTTTGCCCTGTAATCGATAATTCACTGCGACCGGTCGTTTATAACAGGCCGGGCATACTGGTCTTTTCATACCGATATTTATTCAATAAAGGGCATCGAAAGGGCAGTTAAATTGGTGAATTTTAGTTCCTTTATATAAATAATATTAACTTTATGCTAAAGGAATAATAAAATGGCACTAATATCACCTGGTTTAGAAGTACAAGTCATTGACGAAAGTACCTACTTGCCAACCGCACAAGCTACTATACCATTAGTAGTAATGGCCACAGAATCGAATAAAGTATTTAACAATAGTTTAACTGCTGGTACCCTTGAATCAAATGCAGGAAAACTAGATACAGTGACTTCACAGAGAGAATTGGTGACCAAATATGGTTATCCAATTTTTCAACAAAGTTCAATTGGCACACCATTGCACGGAGATCAGAGAAACGAATATGGATTAATGGCACTCTACAGTGCATTAGGTCTTGGAAATCGTGCTTATGTAATTCGTGCTGACATCGATTTGGCCGCATTAGAACCCAGTGCAGCAAGACCAGTTGGTGAACCTGCAGATGGTACATTTTGGCTTGATCTAGCAAATACTGATTGGGGTATTTTCGAATGGGATTATGCATCTAATAGTTTCACTGGTAAAGTTCCGCTGATTGCTAGTGGGGACAATATTGAACTAAACACTGGTGTATATTATCCAAAATCTACTTTTGGTTCTATCGGAAACTATGCAGTTGTGATTATTGGTAGTGACATTGAAATTTCTAGAGAAGATGCCGATACCGAAACAGATACAGAAACCGAATTACGTATATTTTATAAAAATTACGAAAACGTCTGGACTATCGTTGGCAGTGTAGAATGGCAAGAATCCCATGGTGCACTAATTGCGGTTAATGCCAATCCTTCGATATCAGGAAGTGCTGACATTCTCGTTAATACTGTTCCGTTAACATTAACAGGCACAGTTGGCAATTGGGCAGTACAAATCAATGCAGCATCAATTCCTGGTGTTAGTGCCAGAGTTTCGGCAGGTAAATTAATAATCAGTGTCACTGATGCAGCTTCTAGCAATGGTGTAGTAGTTGATGGTAAACTTGTTGTTGAACAAGACCTCGGAGTCGAAACCACTGGTATACTTGATGATCTCGGAGTTGACTATACTTCTAATGCTGCGTCTTATTTTGCACCAAGAGTTCAGATCAGTAATTATGCCAACGAACCCGAGTGGTCAAGTTTTAATACCAAACCGAGACCCAGTGGTAGCATTTGGATGAAAAATTCTGCTGTTGGTGGTGGTATAAGTTTAGCAGTCAGTAGATACGATCTCGATCTAAGCGAGTGGAATTCTGTTTCCGCACCAATTTATTCCGATGAACCCAGTGCGTTAGCATCACTTGATCCGATCAATGGTGGATCAAGTATACCACTTGATACTATTTGGGCTGCAACTGATGTTAATTCAGAACACAGAGCCAATGTTGAATTGTATCGTCGTAGGGTGTTAGGCAGTGTGAGTGCCACTGGAACCACTCCTGGTATATTTACAACCGGAGATCAATTTGCAATCGGAATCACCGATGGTGGTTCTTATAAATCTTATACCATTGAAATGCCCGGCACTGGTGCAATGGACTTTATTGATGCGATACAGACTTTGGGTATTCCTAATCTTGATGTCACAACCAGCAACGGATTGATTACTTTAACTCATATCAAAGGCGGTTTAATACATTTAGATGATGTCACTGGGACTGCTATTGCTGACGCTGGATTCAGTGCATCAAATGCCGATGCGTGGCCAGTGCCAGTTAAAAAAGGACTGATAGATAATTATTATACTGAAAACAGCATTGAGTTAACTAATATACCTATTAGTTCAGTATCTGCCGCAGCTAATCTAGGGACCTCTATAGGTAGTAAGAGCTTGACATTAGCCACTGGACTCGATTTTGTAGCGGGACAGCACGTTAAAATTTCTTACAATGCTACAAATTTCTTCAAGGGCACTGTGATCGGATATAATACTGGCACTGGCGTAATATCAATTTCTGCTACTTTTGTTTCTCCGGGTATAACCGGTTTAGGAGCAGTTGTTTGGACAGTGACCAGTGCAGCTGATACTTATACTGTCGGAGAAGATTTCCCCGCAGCACCGGCAATTGGAGATAAGTTTTTTGATCTCGACAACGGATACGAATATATCTTTAACCCAACTAATGCATCGGCACCAAACGACGATTGGCTTCTAACAACCACTACGGATCGCTATTATAGCACTTCTACATTATCTTATCCTGCTACTCCGGTGGAGGGAGATAGATGGTATAACACCGATCTTGATAAGGTGTACATTTACAAAGATTCTAAATGGGTTGAGTTTTGGTCAGCTGGTACAAGAACTGCCGGAGTCACTATTAGTGGATTCACTCCGTTAACATACACAGTCGATGACAATACTCCTGTGACCGTTCCTGCCGACGGAACAATTTGGTACTATAGCAGTGCTTCGGATGTCGATATCATGGTAAAGACTTCAGCAGGCTGGAGAGGATATCGAAATGTAGCATCAGATTCGCGAGGGTATAACCTAACACAGACAGATCCAGCGGGCCCTCTTGTTTCAGCTAGCGAACCCACTGAACAAAGTGATGGTACCGTTTTAGTTGCAGGAGATTTATGGCTTGACACCAGTGATTTAGTTAACTATCCAAAATTATATCGTTATAGCGGAACCGACTGGACATTAATTGATACAACCGATCAAGTTTCAAGCAGCGGTATTACCTTTGCCGATGCACGTTGGGGAACTTCGGGTACTGTCAACCCTGCATCAGATGATATTCCTGAAATTAGTGCACTACTAACCAGCAACTATGTAGATTTAGATGTACCCGATTCGGCACTCTACCCAAATGGTATGCTGTTATGGAATCTCCGACGCAGTGGATACAATGTCAAACGATACCAGAGAAATTATTTTAATGCAGCTAGCTTTCCTGGCGAAACATTGCCTGCTGAAAGAGATGCTTGGGTGACCGCAAGCGGTCTTAAAGCCAATGGCAGTATGTATGCCGGGCCACAAGCACAGCGAAACATGGTAGTCAGTGCATTAAAAGCAGCAGTTGATGCTAATGATGCTTGCAGAGAGGACCAATACGAATTTAATATTCTTGCTTGCCCTGGATATCCTGAACTATTGCCCAATCTAGTTGCATTAAATAACGATCGTGCAAATACAGCATTTGTTATTGGTGACACACCGATGACATTACAGCCCAGTATGTCGGATATTATTGCTTGGTCAAACAATTCAAATGGCGACGGATTATCAGCAGCAGCATCTGAATATCTTGGTGTATTTTATCCTGCAGGGTTGTCGTCAGATCTAAGCGGAAATACTATTGCTGTTCCGCCATCACATATGATGCTAAGAACTGTGATGCGTAGCGATAATATTAGCTTCCCTTGGTTTGCTCCAGCAGGCGCAAGACGTGGTCTAGTTGACAATGCAACTGACATTGGTTATATCGATCAGACTACCAACGAGTTCGTTAGAACTGGTGTTCGCAAGTCACATCGCGACACACTATACGAAAACAAAATCAATCCAATTACAAGATTGCCAGGAACTGGTATTCTAAACTATGGACAAAAAACTCGGTATGGTTTAACTAGTGCACTTGATAGAATTAATGTAGCAAGGCTAATTAACTATATCAGAAAAGCATTGCAACCATTATCGAATAACTTCTTGTTTGAGCCCAATGACAAAGTCACACGCGATCAAATCAAACAAGCAGTTGAGGGATTAATGAATGACTTGATTGCAAAACGTGCTCTATATGATTATTTGGTTGTGTGCGATGACACCAATAATACTCCTGACCGTATTGCAAGAAATGAACTTTATGTTGATATTGCTATAGCACCAGTGAGATCAATTGAGTTTATTTACATTCCACTTCGTATCAGAAATCCCGGCGATATTTGATCGTTGATGTTATAAAAATAGGGGGATTTATTCCCCCTATTTTTTTGGGTAAAAATAAAAAATAAAAAAATGATAAATAAAAATATGATCAGTTAAAGGAGATCAAAAAATGTCAGTCGCTTCGTTGACCAAATTTACCGTACCTTTAAGCAGCAATCAAAGTGCTAGTGGACAGGGTTTACTAATGCCAAAAATGAAGTTTCGCTTTCGCGTGACTTTTGAAAACTTTGGCGTAAGTCAGCCTGTCACTGAACTTACTAAACAAGTAGTTGATTTCAAACGTCCAACAATTGCCTTTAATTCGCAAACCATTGATATCTATAATAGCAAAGTTTATATCGCTGGTAAGCCAGAATGGCAAACTGTGACCTGTACTCTCAGAGACGATGCAGGTGGAAATGTTTCTAAACTTGTCGGTGAGCAGATTCAGAAACAATTTGATTTCCTTGAACAGTCAAGTGCTGCTGCCGGTATTGATTATAAGTTTATTACTCGTTATGAAGTTCTTGATGGCGGAAACGGAGTTAATACTCCAAACGTTTTAGAGACTTGGGAAATGTATGGTTGTCTATTAGATAACGTTGAGTATGGCGATTCGAGCTATAGCAGCAATGATCCCATGACAATTGCATTAACTCTAAGATACGATAACGCTATTCAAACACCTGGCGGAACTGGTGTTGGTACACTAGTTGGTCGTGCATTAGGTCAAACTATTACCGGCTAATCAATTTAATAGGAGTAGCCAGTGGCTAACATTAACAGTTTTTTAAAGCAGTTAGTTTCTGGCGACTCAATTAAAGATTATTCACACGCGAATAAAATATTCGCTAAAAATGCATTTGAATTAACACCAAAGTTTGGTTTTTTATTTCATGTGTTTTTTGATCTTGCTCCCGGTATTACATATAACAGACAAAATGAACTAGGGTTGCTAGTCAAATCAGTTGACTTGCCCAAGTTTGATATTGCTACTAAAACTTATAATTCTTATAATCGTCCGAACATAGTACAGTCAAAAATAAATTATCAATCTTTGTCAATTGTATTTCACGACGACAGTGCTAATGTCATAAGAAATTTTTGGTTTGATTACTATAATTATTATTACAGAACTTCGGATTTAGCAGAACCAAGTTATTATCAATATGACAACAAGTATTCAGAAAAGAATACCATTGATTCTGCATTTATGGGATATACTACCAAAAACGATAAAAAGCGTTATTTGCAAAGTATAAGAATTTATAGTTTAAGTCGAAAAGTAGCCTCTGAATATATCTTAGTTAATCCTGTGATCACTCAATTTCAACATGGTAGACATGATAACGGAACTAATAATGTCACTATGGAACACACAATGACCATTGAGTATGAAACTGTTTTATATAAAGAAGGTCCCAGTGCTGCGGTTAAAGCATTTGCTCAAAGTGAAAACTATGATAAAAGACCTAGCCCAATAGCACCCGGTGGATCGGGTACTCGTAGTATACTTGGCCCCGGCGGACTGTTAGGAAGTGCAGATTCTGTGGTTAAAAATTTAGCCGAAGGAAATTTTTTAAGTGCAGCATTGGGTGCAGCGAAAGCAAGACAGACATTCAAAGGTGCTAATATTAAAAATATTGCTCTGTCAGAAGTACAGCAATTAGGCACAGACGTACTAAGAGGCCAAAATCCATTTTCAAGAATAGCAGTACCGACATTGGCAGATATTAGCTCTGCAACTGCATTGGGTGCAGGTACAGTAGCTTCCACATTGCCGAAGCAGCAATCTACTAGGCAAGAAGTTTCAGTAAAGCCGCCCACAGGTGGGTCAAGACCGTCTACTGGTACAGCAACAAGCAATAGCGATACGTTGAGTACATAAATGAGTAAAAAAAACAACATTGGTGCAATCACCTTAAACACTGCTAATGATACTGCTGAATTTTTCAACAATATTTTTGATCAACAAATAACAATTACTAGTGAAGTTGATCAAGCAATACTTGCTTTTTTTGAAAAACGCACTGGTAGTAAAGTAGCAGCGAAAAGTTTAGCTGGATCGTTGATTCTTACATGTGCTAGTAGAGGGGTGGATCCCATTGATGCCATTGATCGGATCGTCAGCGAAAACACATTAAACATCGATGTATACACAGCTATGTTGTTAAATTTAAGCAGAGCTAATACCAGCGTACTTGGTGTAGTGCAAACACCCGCAGTCAGTCCGTACATAACTAGAACAATTATTGCTTAGTGGTGTTATGAGTAAGTATGCACAAGGTATCTTTAATCCCAAAAATCCCGAAAAATATATAGGTCGAGGATCCATTCATTATCGTAGTTCGTGGGAGCTGACTTTCATGAATCTCTGCGATAATCACCCATTTATCAAACAATGGGCCAGCGAAAGTATACGTATACCTTATCAAAATCCGTTTACCGGAAAAAACACTATCTATGTACCTGACTTTTTTATTGTATACGAAGATCAAGACGGAAACAGTCATAAAGAATTGATCGAAATCAAACCCAGCAAAGAAATTACTATGGAATCGGCACGCAGTCATCGAGATAAGCTGGCAGTGACATTGAATCATGCAAAGTGGCATGCTGCATTTAATTGGTGTGAGCGTATGGGAATCAAATTTAGAATCGTTAGTGAAAACGAAATATTTTATCAAGGAAAGAAAAAGAAATGACCAGATCGTTAGAAGAATTCTTCAACTTGCCATCTAAAAATGCCGATGATAGAGAAACTATTACTGTGACTGAGCAGATTGAAGAATTAGATACTATTATGAAAGGCATTGACAAGATTGATGAAGCATTGCCAATGGTAAAAAATCTTGAGTTAGCAGACAAGGAGATGGATCATTTAGCACAGATCGCAGAGGAAAAATTTCAGGAGCTAATGGATCTCGGAATGAGTGTAGAGCCAAGATTTAGTGGTACTATTTTACAAACTGCAGGAACGTTATTAGGGCATGCCATTGCTGCCAAACAGGCTAAAATAGATAAAAAACTTCGAATGATAGAGTTGCAGTTAAAGAAAGCTAGACTTGATCAAACTAATAAAAAAGAGGAAGAACAGCCCGAGGAGGGCACAGGAATGGTACTAGATCGTTCCGAATTGATCAGATCTATACTAGAAACTAATAAAAAATCATAAATACCAGACAAGGTGAATTCATATGAAAAGTTTTAGTAATTATCTATCTGAATCTAAAAAAACCTATCAGTTTAAAATTCGAATTGCTAATTGCGATTTAGACAGTGAATCGATGAACAAAATTGAAACTGCATTAAAACAGTTTGATTTAGTTAGTGTATCTAATCCAAAAAATCATCCTGCCGAAGATCGCAGTGTCGAGTTTCCAAAGGTTGGTACCTGTGAAGTTAAGGACTTTGATGTTGAACTTAACTATCCTACCACTGATATTGCTGTCAGAACCGCAGTAGCTCACTCAATTGGATTAAAACTTGATAGTGTAATGGCTTATACTAAGCAGGGCTTTGAGCAAAGAATGAAGGAAATTGACAAGTCTAAAGAATTTAAAAAAGGCTCGTCAGTTTTATCGCAAGAAAAACTCGAAGATCGGCCCAAGCCTAAATTAAGTTTAGATTTAATCAAAGATCTAGAGTCTAGGAAATATGAATTTGCCGCAGCACCGGAAAAGTCAGGTAAAACCACCAACGAGTTGCCGCAGGGAACATTAAGCCCGGTGGGATCAACTAAAACTAAAATCCCGTCACCTAATAGGAAATAAAAAATGAGCATGTACGACATACTTAAAAAAATATCATTGATCGAAAATCAAGATAAAATTGAGTCAAAACCCCAAAAGCAATTAAATGAAAAGTACATGGGATTTGAAAAAACTGTTGCTGCGATCAAAAAAGGTGGCAGTGCAGAAAATCCCGAAGCTGTTGCTGCTGCGATCGGCCGCGAAAAATATGGAAAAGAAAAGTTCCAAAAAGCCGCCGCTGCTGGCAAGAAGTTAGGTGAGCAACAAGGTGTAGCGGAAGGCAAAGGTAAAAAACCTGACTTTCTTGATCTAGACAAAGATGGAAATCGCAAAGAATTAATGAAAAACGCAGCTAAAGATCGTGTGGATGAATCCTGGACCGATTTTGAAGATGCTAAAAAAGCACACGAAAAATCAGGAAGCACTGTGACTGGTCGTCCCGATGACTACATTGTGACTCTAGCCGATGGTACTCGTCGTCGTTATATTACAAAAGACGGAAAACGTCGAATTGAATCCTTGCCATCAGTTAAAGCAAAATCAGACGATGATGAGGATAGTAAAGAGACTAAGATTGTTAAAAAATCATCTGCTAAAAAACCAGATAGTAAATCTGTTGATAAAAAAGGTAAACCTGTTGCTGGAGCAGCACGTCGTGGTCGTCCGCCCGGATCAAAAAATAAGCCCAAATCTATCAACGAAATGACCGACATTGAATTTAGTGGGTTAGTTAATTTTTACAAGTTAATGGAAAGTGAACTAAGCGACGAACAAAAAAAGAAAAAAGAAGAAATTGCAAAAGCAATGAAGGATTCTCCTGAAAAAGTTGCTAAGTTAAAGAAACGTTATAAGGATCGCTGGAAAAGCGTGGTATTTGCTACCGCAACTAAAAAAGCTAAAGAAGCAGTAAACGAAGCAATGGGGGATGGATATTTTATAATCTTTACTGGCAAAGATTGGGACAGAGCAGCTCAGGGACCATATCGATCCAGAGAGGATGCTGAACGGGCTAATCCAGCACCAGCAGATAAATCTAGAATTGTCAACCAGCACGAATTTGCTCGCTGGAAAGAGCAACAAGTAAAAGCACAAAAAACTCCCGGGAAACGAACTCAAGAATCGCAAGTCAGTGAAAATGTTGTTAATGAAGTAGCCGGGGCATTGGCAAGAACAGGACTCCGTGGTCTTATACCATTCAGACCAAGACCAAGAAGCAATGTAATCGACGATCCTAATTTGATTAGACCGGCCCCTAGAGCTGTAGTACCAGCTCGCCCTGGTGGTGCTGTAGGACCAGGTGTAGAACGTGTTCCAGCAAGATCGGATGGTGGAGGAATTGGGCCAAGAGGAGCAGCAGCAGTCGCAGCAGCCGCAGGTGCCGCAGGTGCCGGCTTAGGATATCTGGGAAGCAGAAACAGCGCATCCGCAGACGACGGAAGTAGAAGTGCAGCAGTATTACCTTCTGATGATGCCAGAAGTACAGATGGATCTTCAGGAATGGCACCATCATCAAACAACTTGCCACGAGCAAACACACCGCCTTCGGCAGCAACAAGTAGTGCCTCTACAGCACCTTCGGCATCTAGTTATCGGGTGGGCCGAGGCGACACATTAAGTCAAATTGCACAACGTAATAATACCAGTGTAGCAGAATTAATGAGATTAAATCCGCAACTAACTAACCCCGATGTATTGCGTGCCGGCCAAAAACTTAATATTGCCGGTGCACCTGCAACAACATATGCCGGTGGTGTGGGAACAGCCGCAGATACACAGACTAAAATTGCTGCCGGAAAAAGTATAAGTCCAGATATGAAAGTCGGTACAGATTTTTATACGCCAAGTTCAATATCAGATCGTGCAGCAGAACGCGCCGGAATTAAACCTTCTACTATGACTGCAACCGCACCAGCAACCGCACCAGCAACCGCACCAGCAACCGCACCAGCAACCGCAAGCAGACTAACTCCAGATAAAATCGATGCTTTAGCTGCTCAAGGGCAAGGATCGGGCCCATATGAACCCGGAAATGAATTTTTAGGGGCAAACAACAGTCTGAATACATTTGACACTAGTAAAATAGACACCAGTATCACTCCTGCTTCTGATGATTTTCCTGAAAAAGATATGGGTGCATTGCAAGGTAAAAGTAAGGAAGACATTGCTCTTGCTGCTGGGCGAGGTACAATTACACCGGATCAGGCTAATGCAGAGTTAGAGCGCAGAAGCCCCACTAACGAAAGCATTAATCGTTTAAAATACCTAGCGGGGTTAAAATAAAAATGTCAGTGCATTACGAGCAGTTTCTTAAGGAGTATCGTCGGTTAGCTGGACTAAACGAAGCCCCTGAACCTACACGAGGTCGAGGTCGGGGCAGGAACGTATTGCCTGCTAGTAGGCCCGGAAATGAAACCGCTCCGCGATTCACTAATGAAATCGAAGGTCGTCCTTTTGGGTCTACTCAACAATCTCAGGTGTTAGATCCGAGACAGGCCGAGACACCATCCGATCAACCAATGGTTCCTAGATCTGTAAATGTAATTCCAGCTGACTCTGCTTTAGATCCAAGGCAGGCCGAGCCAGCAAATAGGAATCCAATTAATCCTAGATCTGTAAATGTAATTCCAACTGACTCTGCATTTGATCCTGCTACTTCTACAGGCGGTGCAAGATTTTTGCCGGGCAGAGCAGCACAAGCTCGTATAGACAATCCCCCTGATCCGAGATTACAGCAACAATTTGCAAGAAATGTAGCCGATTTTATTCCCGGCGTTGGTGCAGGCGCTAGCGTATATGATGCATATCAAGCAGCAAGAGCAGGCAATTATGGTGAAGCTGCTGGAAATCTTGGAGCCGCAGTTGCTCAAACATTTTTACCCGGAGGATTGGTTTCCGCCGGCCGTGCAGCTATTGCACCTTTTAGACAAGCAGCACAAGCTGGTACTAGAGCAGGAGTATCGTCGGCTGGGACAGGAACTAGAGCAGTAAACTCTGCTAGTCCCGCAGAACGTGCGCTTGGTACAGCAGGAGTTGCTACGGCAGTGGGTGCGCCAGCAATGATAGGCAGTACACAAACCGATGGTGATGCTGGAGAATCTGAGGCAAGAGCAGCTGAGGCAAATAGACAAAGAAATATTAGATTATCGCGAAGTACACAAACCGATGGTGATGCTGGAGAATCTGAGGCAAGAGCAGCTGAGGCAAATAGACAAAGAAATATTAGATTATCGCGAAGTACACAAACCGATGGTGATG